TATTTATTGTCTTTCTAGTTTGGTAAAATTTATTCCAGTTTTCTATAAGTTCCAGTAATTTAGGTTCATCATATTCGGTAAATAGCTCAATCTGCGATGTAAACCAGCAGTGTAGACAGCGATCGCAACTATAACAGATGTTTGTATATCCTCTGCAACCTTTGCAAACCCCTAATCCGTCACTCGTTTGAATATCGAAGCAGTGGCAATATCTTTTGTCATTAAAGTATTTTTGTTTCATTGTTGTTCTCCTTTATTCTATACCTTATTATAAGCTATTTCTTTTTAATTGTCAAACGATAAATCCCACAGACTACTAATAAAATAATTGTTATTATAAACAGCGGTGGAATGAATACAGTTATCGCAAACCAAACAATAGATATTAAAGTATAGATCATGATTTTAAGTATTAATTTACCAGCAGGAGTATATTCAGTTATATCATCATCTAATGATGAATCATCGTAAAATACTTTATCTTCATCTACTTCGTACTGGTTTCCGCAATAGTCACATTTACCATTAGTGAAGTCGGAAGCCCCGCATGTTACGCATTGTATTAAATTCATTTTACTACCTCTATTTTATGCCCTTTTAGTTTATAACCTTTACTATAATTTTGTGAAACTGATTGATGTGAAACTCCAACGTATCTAGCTAAATCGTTGAAGCTTCTAAATTCCTTTCCATTCCATTTTACTTTAATACTGCAAGCTCGTTTTGCGTTTTCTCCGGCAGTTACATATTCAAGGTTTTCAAGTCTGTTATCTTGTTTGTTCATATTTAAATGGTCAACAGTTAAATCAGACTTACCCTCAAAAGCCTCCATTACTATTCTATGGACTTTTTCTGTTTTTCCATTTATACCTGTTACTTTATAGCCGTATTTATCAGTTGCTTGTTTTTTCTTTCTTGTATATTTTTTATTTTCTTTATATACATCTCCTTTATCACTAACTAAATACTTTTCTTTATATCTTACTACTTCCATTATTTTTTCCTCTTTCTTTAACTATATGTATTATTATATCAAAAAAACTCTAAGCTGTCAAGCCTAAAGTTTTTATTCTTAATATTATTGTTCTTTCAATTTATTCTTGAACCAAATGATTCGTTCTTTGAACCAAGCGTCAACTCCTTCAGGACGTAGCCATTTACCTTGTTTAACTCCATTCTTTTCCATGAACTCAATCACTTTAGTTGGAGTTTCTGGTTCGTCCCACATATTATATTTTGCTGAATGGTATTTACTAAACATTTCCAGCGTTTCGATGTAGCTATCTTTCAGAAGTTCCGTATCAAGCAATTTTTGGGCCTTTTCAGCACGTTTAGCAAGTCGTTCGTTAGCTTGTTCCAGTTGCTCCTTTTGTCGCTGTAAGCTCAAGTTATGATTGATGTAAGCAATCTGCTGTGCATGTCGTCCAAGTTTACCTTGAGTGTTAAGCTCAATCAGTTTAGCCATTCCCTCGCCAAGAATTTCATCAGCCACAAAGTTATGTTTATATTTTTTATTTGTGTTGCGTACATAGTTGTCAAGCGTTTGTTTAATTTTAAGTTTTTTGTGTAGCTCTCTTAATGTTGTCAATTTAATACTCCCTCATATATTTTACCAAACTTTAAAGCGTTAATTTTAACTAACTGCTTCAATTCTGATATAAATTGCTGTTCTCCGTCAAAGTCAAATGGCATTGATACGTTTTCCTTGATCCAAGCGAAAGCTCCGTCAAAGTCTTGTCTTAATAAGCTCATTTTATCCACGATGTCGATAATTTGCTCTCTCTCTTCTTCTGTGTACATGTAACCACCTTTCTAGAAAGGAAGTTCTGATTCATCAACTTCAACAGGTTCAGAACCACCAAATAAGTCTTGTTTAGCTTGTGATTGACTACTATTATCATTAGTGATAAATACTTTTTCAACCGTAGGGAAAACAAAGTTATAATTTACGTATTCTCCTGATTCCTTGGCTTGTACACGACCGCTGACCGTTACTGTGTCACCTAATTGAATGAAGTCAGGCAAGAAAGCCGAACCGTACGCAACTTTTACGTTAGATCCCTTTTCTTTTTCAAATAATGGGACTGAAATAATTTTCTTATCGCCTTTTGCTGTACTTACTGTACGTGTATTTTTTTCATTCGCTTGTGCTGTTACTGTGATGATTGCCATTTAATTATTCCCCTTTTTCTGTTTCTTGCTGTGCTAACCAAATCTTCATGATGTCGGTAATTTCTTTTTTAGTCTTATTTTTCAAGCTGTCAATATTTTGGTATCCTAGTTGTTCAGCTCGTTTTATAAGTGGCTGAATCTCTCTAAGTCGTTGTTTTTCTGCTTCCAGCTCTTTTTGTTCTTCTGTTAGAACTGGTAAATCTTCATTTGCATAAATATATAGCCCTAAACCATGACGAGCAATTGCCTTAACTAGTCCACGCTGAATGGCTTTATTTACGTCCATAGAAGTCAGTTTTTCAACTGGGATAGATTGGTTACGATAGTCCATTACAGGCAAGTATTCAATGTGCTCCAAGCCCTCAATAGTCATACCAACCTTAACCCATGCTGTGCGACCGTCTGTGTGATAATTTAACCCTTGTTCATTTTCATAAACTTTACTGTTAGCTTCAGGATATACTTTTTTAACTTCAGACCATGCATATGCCCAACTAAGATAATCTAAATTATTCTTTTTGCTTTTCTTATCATTTACATTAATAACGCTTAGTTCTTCAAATACACTCATTCGATAACCTCTTCTTTCCAACCTTGGCTTTTAAGCTCTGAGGCTTTTGTCAAATCAGATTCACTAGATAAATAAAACTCCGAAGCATACTTTTTTGACAAAGTGTGAAAAGCATGCCCAAAGTAAAGTTTACCTTTCTCGCTTGCATGATTTGCTTCATTAAATTCTAAATACATTACTGACACTTTTTCCTTTGCTGTATCTGAATCTTTCTCTTTTTTAAGTTTTTCAGTAACTTTTTTCACAACTTCTTCTAGCTGTTTTTCATCAAATTTAATATTAATTGTTTCCATTTACTCCTCTTTCTACAATGAAGACGTCGCCTTGTCTTGTAATTTCAATATTATATTTAAGCATAGGTAGGATCCAACCTTTACCCCAATAGCTCCATAATTCGCTTATCAAGCCATATAAGCACTCGTTAGGCTCTGCCCTATACTTTGTTTCGTTCATTTCCTCAAGCTCTTTAGATAGCTTTCTGACACCTCTAGCGTAATGTTTACTAGCTTTTTCTTCTGCCCTTAAACTTTTGTAGTTGCTTTTCATATATGAACTTTCTAATATCGTCTTTCTGCTGTTTTTCCTCTTTATCAGACCAACTAACTTTTTGGCCTTTTCGCTTGCCACTTTGATAAACTCGTCTGTTATCATCAGGAAAGCCATTTTTTTCAAAGTACATTCTAGCATATTCAAAGTAATTTAAGCTGTTGATGTACTGCTGACTATCCTTTTTGTGATAATTAAGAGTTATCGATCGTCTTTCAGCTAGTGATTCAAAAGATGTTATCATACTTCTTCTTCAACGAAACCTAAAGCTAACAAAGCTTTATATTCCTCGCTCCCTTCTTTAACTTCAAGAGCATCTTGCTCGAATTTTGTTAATTGTTTAGACTGTCCAGCATAATATAATGCAGTTCCTCCGCTACTATCAGAAAAGTTATAAAACTTAAATTTAGGTTCAATAACTTCATAACCGTTAATGACAGCTACAACCATTTTCAATTGCTCGTAACACTCGAAAGCACTACTTGGACATTTATCGCCGCCTATCCAATTATATCCATAACCAAAACGAGTAATGTGACAAAGCGCTCGTTTTTTGTTTATTCCATCTTCAAGGTTTCCAAAAGTTTCAAGATAATCAGCTTGTTTTTGCGTTAATTTAACTACCATTTGTTAGTTCTCCTTTATTTCTATATATACTATTATACCAAAATTAATTATCGTTGTCAATATTAGATGATATTTTTTCATTTATTTCTACTTTTAATTGTAACGCCCTAATCAATGCACGTTTAGAATAATCATTTTCGCAAGCTGTATGCAATTTCTTTGACTGTCTGACTAGAAATTCAGCACGTCCAAGCCATACTTTGAAAAGTTCGTCATTATGCCATTCTGCTTTTACCATTTCATCTAATGCACGATATAACCAACCGTACACTTCAGCGTGTAAAATAATAGCTTTGTTCTTGTAGTCGTTCATTGAGTTCATTTTTTGCTCTCTCTATTAATTTAAAGTCATCACTGTATAAAACAGGTTTTGAATATTGTTCATTCATGTTAAACCTTGAATAATAGTCATAGAAGTATTCATTTACTTTTTCATGGTAATAAACAACGTATTTTTTATTACTCATTTTCTGTTACTTTTCCTTTCTCTTTAGCTAAGTCTAAGAAAGCCTGTGCCGATTCTTTCGTCGTTTCGATTGGAGTTTCAACCTTTACTTTTTCCACTAGTTCACTATCAGGTTCTTTTTTCGATTTATTAACGCAAGTAAATACTGAATCAACGTAAGAAAAGTTTAAATCATCGTCAAACTGATATCCACGCGCTTTGACTGATAACTTAGAGAAGTCGTTATGCTTGCCACGTTTAGGGCTTAACATTAACATGAATTCTGCCCAAGCCGTAAGAGTTGAACCACCTAAGGCATCACTAGGCTTTACTATATAGGCTTTGTCATCCATTGAGTTTGCATAAGCTGATTTGTTTGCATGAGCTACCAGTAAGAAAGTTACATCTTGGAAAAGTAACTTTAAGCGTGTAATTCTTCTAAGCATTGGTTCAAAGTCTTTACTATAAATAATATCGCCATCTCTTAGCATGGTCATTAGGTTATCCAATATAACGAATTTGATGTCATTTTCTTTGATATACTCATATAACAAATTCATGTGGTGCGAATCATCAAGCATGAACTCTCCACCAGTTAAAAAATGTAAGTCTTCTGGTGCATTATCTTTATTTCTAAGCCTTTTGTTTAACTCTCTGTCCGTGTCCTCATTGTCAATGTATAGTGTCTTACTACGCTTTGTGTCATAACCAAAAAAAGGTAACCCTTGTGATACCATTAAAGCCATGTGCATTGCTAGAGAGCTTTTAAACGACTTAAATGGGGCTACTAATATCCCGGCTTGAGAGCTAGGCATTAACGTATCAATAAGCCAGTCATCTTTTAAATTTATTAAGTCTTCACGCTCTTTTAAGTGCTTAGCTGTCTGTACTTTTTCAAATAAATTCAATTTTCATGCCTCTCAATTTATAATCTTTTTTTAATCCTACGACTAATGCCACCTGGTTTTTTCTCAATTTAGTCACTAGTTATCTCCATTGGCTCTGATTCTACGCAATAAACTTTGAACGGTTTTTCTTCTTTTGCTCCATTTCCGAAAAATAGCTCCCATTGATAATTTAATAAAACACAAGTCTTAATAGCTTCGTGTTTTTTTGTATAAAGAGATAATCGTTTTCCGCTATAATTTTTAGCCACCGTGTCTTTATCAGTTGTTAGTGCCACATAGTAAATTTTCATTTATTTCTCCTTTAGTATATAATAACAAAAAAGACTTGAAAAGTCAAGCCTTAAGTACTACTGATAATTTTAGTTATAAACTATTATGTTCGTTATTAAACGTTTTGTTGTATAACTCATCTATTTTCTCCGTTTTCATCATCGTAAATGACTGTTATTTATTATTTGAACCAAGATAAATCAATTTCGTTAGCTAAGTCAGCAATTTCTTTTAAAGCCTCTTCGTCTGTCATGCTTTTTAAATCACATTCTTTAAGCTTTCGTTCTATTTCATTAGCTGTTGCAATCGCCTCTTCTAATGATTGAGTTCTGTTAAAGTTTTTCATATTTCTCCTTTTCTTATACCATAGTATCAAATTATCTTATATTTGTCAAGACTTAATTCCATTTCTTTCTTTTATGAATTTGTTTATACTATCTTGATTTAATCGTTTAGATATTTTTCTTAGTTCCTCATTAGTTTTAGCCATTTCACTTTTATTCTTTTTATTTTTCTTTCTTTCATCACTAGCTTTTCTTATTTGCTGACACTTAATACATTTATTTTTCATTTTTTTGTTTCTCCTTTATCAAATATTATATTCTCCGTGCTACCTTTTTACGATAGCCCCTAGCCCCTATCGTGTCGTATAATCCCAGCAAGTTAAAAGAAAAGACTACTTAATTTCAAAACTTTTCTATAAATAACTCTGTCAGACTTCTACGCGTCACGGAGTGTTTCTGTTCACGACACTCATGGAACTCATAATCTTTTATTTCATGCTACGCTCTAGGCTATTTGTAAAGTAATCACATTTTCAATTGAGTCTAGGTTTTTAGCAACTATCCCGACCCTCAAGCGTAAGATTATAAATGACTTTCGATATGTTCAAATTTATTCAATTTTGAATTCTCTATTTACATTAGTTACAAGTCATTCAGCAACTAACTATTTAATTACATAGATAATAATAACATAGACATTTTCACTTGTCAACTATTATATACTTATATTTTAACATATTGTATTTTACACTTTGCGTTATCATGTGTTATGTAAATTATTCTAATCACTCTAGTTCTCCTAGTTTTTTACCTCCTTTCTTGATGATAAATTAATTATATACTTTTATTTTAGACTTGTCAAGAATAAAAATATTGTTCGGAAATAACTATTGTTTTTATGCTTGTACATATTTATTTACATTTATTGTTCGGTTTTAGCTATTTTTTAATGTGCAAAAAAAACGTAGTAGAATATATTAACATTTAATTTGGTACACTAATAATTATTTTTCCGTACATTTTATTTTTCTTGT